TTGCCAGATGACCCTGCGGTATTTTGAGGTCGAGTTCCAGACTTTCGAGCCAAAGTAGGAGCCGCAGTCCCCGCAGACGATGCGGGAAGAAAAAATGCTTTTTCCGCTGTACTGGCGGCTGATCTGCTTGCGCCGCGCAAGCTCCGTCTGAACTTTGTCGAACTCTTCCGGCGTAATTATCGGCTCATGGCTGTGTTCCACATAATACTGCGGCACCTCACCCTCATTGACCTTCCTCTTTTTTGTGAGGAAATCGACCGTGAAGCATTTCTGAAGGAGTGCAGCGCCCTTGTATTTCTCGTTTTGAAGGATGCTTTCCACTGTACTGGTCTGCCAGCGTTGTTTTCTCGATGGAGTCGGAATCCCATCTGCTGTCAGTTCCTTTGCAATGGCCCCCGGCGTCAACCCCTCCATGAATCGAGTATAAATCCGGTGGACAACGATTGCCTCCTCCGGAACGACTTCTGGAAAACCGTCCGCTCCTTTGCGATAGCCGAGGAACTGCTTGTATGGGAGGTTGACCTTTCCATCGGCAAACCGTTTTCTTTGTCCCCAGGTAACATTCTCGGATATGGAGCGGCTTTCTTCCTGTGCCAAGCTCGACATGATGGTGAGCAGCAGTTCGCCCTTGCCGTCAAAGGTGTAGATGTTCTCTTTTTCGAAGTAGACTTCTACGCCTTTTTCTTTCAGTTTGCGGATGGTAACCAGGCTGTCAACCGTGTTTCGGGCGAAGCGGCTGACCGACTTTGTGACGATGAGGTCGATTTTACCGGACATGGCGTCGGCGATCATTTCATTAAAGCCGATGCGATGCTTGGTATTCGTGCCGGAAATGCCCTCATCGGTATATACCTTTACAAACTCCCATTCGGGATTGCGTTTGATGTATTGCGTGTAGTAATCCACCTGCGCCTCGTAGCTGGTGAACTGCTCATCGCTGTCTGTGGACACTCTTGCGTATCCTGCGACCCGCCGTTTTTGTACAGCCACCCTGGAAAGGTGCGTCAGCGGATTGATGGTCGGCGGAATGACTGTGACCGACCGTGCTGCTGTTCTGTTCATTCCTTTTTCCTCCTTGCCTGTAATGCCCGCTGTCGTGCCTTTTCTTTCATTTCAGGCGTCCAGCTTTCTGCTCTGGAGCGGTCTTTCCATCGTTTAACGATTTCAGAACCGTCGTCCATGCAGTACACGACCACATTGTTTTTCTCTGCTCTGATTGCCGTTATTTTGCTTCTGACCATATCGCAGTCGATGCTGCCCTCTCCCAGCACCTCGCAGGTGAGGCCTTCGAGCGTTTCTTCTGGAATCCGCTTAGCTGCACATTCAGATTTACCTTTGGTTTGGAATGTAGTGCAATTCCAGTAATGCTTTTTGCGGTAAGTGACGCGCTTATAAGTGTTACCGCACAGTCCGCAGCAAATCAGCCCCGAAAAAACTGAACGAGTCGGTTTCTTACGATTGGCAGCCTGCTGCGCCAGTATTCTGAGCCGCTCCTGTGCCTTATCAAATGTTGCCTGGTCGATGATTGACTCATGCGTTCCCTCGGCATAGTACATCGGAAGCTCTCCTCGGTTCGGCAACAGCTTCTTTTCAATATGATTGTTGCGGTATCGCTTTTGCAGGAGCGCATTGCCGAGGTACTTTTCATTGGATAAGGTATTCCGCATCCGCTCCGCACACCATGTGCCGCCGAGAACACCTTTATGTCCTCTGGCATCAAGGTCACGACAGATGGAACTCATGCTCTCGCCGCCGTTGAACCGTTCGAATATCTCTCGGACGATGGCAGCGTCCTTCTCATTCACCTGAATGCCGTCCGGTGTGATGTCATAGCCGAACAAAAAGCGGAGGTTGATGATTTCTCCGTTTTCAAAGGCTTTTCGGACACGCCATTTCTGATTTTCACTGGCTGACAAACTCTCTTCCTGTGCGTAGGACGCCAGGATGGTCATCATCAGTTCACCATCCGCACTCATGGTGTGGATGTGCTGCTCTTCAAAGAACACATCTACGCCCAGGCTTTTCAGCTCTCGGACAGTCTGAAGAAGCGTCACCGTATTTCTGGCGAAACGGGATATGCTCTTCGTAATAACAAGATCGATGTTCCCTTGGCGGCACTCCTCAATCATGTGCTGAAACCCGGCTCGTTCTCTTTTCGTGCCGGTCACAGCCTCATCGCTGTAAACGCCGCAGTACATCCACCCGTTGTGGCTCTGAATCATTTTACTGTAATAACTGACTTGAGCGGACAATGAATGCAACATAGCATCCTTTCCTGTGGAAACACGGGCATAAGCGCAAACACGCAACGCTTTCGGCTGTGCGGGTATTAGGGCATCGACCCTTTCTACAACTCTCTCCATGTGGTTCACCTCCCTTTGGTGTGTGACATATTACCTCTAAAAACACGATATATCCAGCAATTTCAGCGGAATATACTACACGAAGATATGCCGTATTTCTCGGCTATAATTGTATCGATCTTAGCGTACTCTTTGGCTGATATCAGCCCCTTGGAACGCATACTCCGGGCGAGTGCCATCGCCATCTGGTAGGCAAACAGACGCTTATCGTAATCACTCATGGTCGGCCTCCTTCCTGCGGAATTTCAAATAGCAGTCACGGGAGCAGAACACCCGATGGCTGTTGCCATAGCTTTCAAACTGCTTCCCGCAATGTCGGCAAGTGAGTGTGTAGTACGCTTTTCGCTGCACTCTTTCGGGATGTGCGTTCCACCACGCCATTCGGCAGGCATCGGAGCAGAACATCCTTTTCCGTTTATGCGGTGTCTGCTCAAGCGGAGCCAGGCAGTTTCGACACAGGGCATTTGAGCTCGGTATCTCTTTGATCTGCACAGGATGTCTGGCGCAAAAGGACTTTACAGTGTTTAGCGGTAGCCCTGTTATAGCGGATATTTTCTTATACCCGTAGCCCTGGTGTTGGAGTTCCACAATTCGTGAGCGTTCCGTGTCTGTCATAGTGATTGATACCTCATTCCTGAGAAATAGCGTTTCTCACTATACCCAGAGAAAAGGCACTTTTGTCAGGGTAAAATGGGCAAAAAAATAACGCCCTCCACGGAAAAATCCGCAGAGGGCGTGTGATAGGATCGGTTTACTTGTTCGGAATCTTCAGCTTCATGCCGCTGTAGATGACATTGCTTTTCAGCCCATTCAGGCTGACGATTTCCTTATAGCGGCTGCCGTTGCCGAGATACTTCTTGGCGATTGCCCAGAGGGTGTCACCATGCACCACGGTGTGGATGCGGTAATCCTCGGAGGGTTTCGTGCCTGCCACGGCGAGCGCAGAGGTCTTGACCGGCGACATGATGGCGTACTTACCGAACTCGTCCTTGTTGATGACCGTGCGGTCGCCGCTGACCTCAACCACATACCAGCGGAGCTTCTTCACCCAGCTGGGAATGGCTTTGCCGTTATAGTAGGTGCTGCCCGTGATGGTCACGAGGTCACCGACCTTGATAGACCCGGTGGGCTTGACTGGGTCGGCAGGCTTTACATCACCGCCGAGAGCTGCCGTGACCCTGGATGCCAGATCACCCATACGGGCATACATCCAGTTGCCTGGGCAGCTCTTGTTCGCAAACCATCTGTGGACGGTCAGCACCATCTCGTCAGATTTCGGGGTGTAGTTGAGCGTCTTGGCCTTATCGCCCAGCCAGAGCAGCTTGGTTTTGCCGTTGCGCCTGCAGATATCGGTGCAAAGCTCGATGAGTCTCTTGTACACCATATCCTTGAAAGCGTAAGGCTCGGTGTTGTCGCTGGCACACTCGATGGTGATAGCTCTCTGGTCGTTGGCTGCGGAGGAGGAGCACCAGGAGCGGTTTTTCTCTTCCACATACATCCCGACCCGACCGTCCACGCCGATGCCGTAGTTGCTGCTTGCCTGCCGTGAGGTCGGCAAAAAGATGTTGCCCAGCGTTTCCACCGAGCACTGACCCACTACGCAGTGGGGCGTGATGCGGTCAATGCTGTGGGTGCGCTGTCCGGAGTGGTTCGGGCTGAGTTTGGTGTAGGACACCAGGGGGCTGTTCGTGTAAGCCATGTTATTCATCCTCCTTTTCACTGCGGTCATGAAGCTGCTCCAGCACGGATTTCAGCTTCTGCGGAATGGGCAGTCCCAGGTATGCGGCGTTCTCCAACAGGGACACACCCTCATTCGACAGGTAGAAGAAAATGACGGCGGTACGCATCACCGAGCCGCTGCCGATGACACGGGTGTCGAGAATATGCCCGATGCCGACCAGGGCGAAGATGAGCACCTTTTTGAAAATGCCCTTGAATCCGACTTCGCTGGACAGCTTCTTATCCACCACGGCGCACATGATGCCGGTGATGTAGTCGATGACTACGAAAGCCAGAAGTGCGTAAAGCAAGCCGTCACATCCTCCCAAGAACCATCCCAGCCAGCCGCCGATACCGGCGAACACCACCTGAATAGTCATCCAGAATTCTTTCATGTTGTTTGTCCTCCTTTGAAAGTTGAATTTGTGTATGAAAAAAGGCACTCCGCAGAGCGCCTTAATTCCGAAAAATATTCTTTATATTACTGTGGTCAGCGACACCGTGTGCCACGAGGACCATGTGCCGCCATAGTTTCCCCGGATATACATCCTTGAACCGTCATAGACGGTGTACCGCTGCTGAATGAAGTAGCTTTCCGGCAGAAAAACCTCCAGCATACCGATTGTGGTGGTCGGAAAGTGCTTTTCCGTGGAAGCGGAATACGCAAAATAGTAGCCGGGAGTCTTTACATTGTTGAGGTCGGTGGTCGAGCCGTCCACTCTGCCCATTTTGCCGTGGACATTGACGCCATTCATGTGAATATTGCCGTCCACATCCAGCGTGGCTTGCGGGTCCGGCGTGTTGATGCCGACTTTCTTTTTACGAAGCGCAATGAGCGGAGTCCCTTGCGGTACAGTAAAATACAGATCCAGACTGCTCAAGGAATAGAGCTTGTCTTGGATCTGTAGATGAAAGTCGTAGGAACTGTTTGCATCCAGACTGCACAACTCCAAATTGGAGTAGCTGAAAGAGGTTCCGCTTTTTGTCGTGCCGGAATAGATGCTGGTGTAGCTGCCGTAACTGCTCTCACTGGTTTTCTTGTACCGATACCGCACATAAACCAAGCTGTTTTTCTGCGTCCCGTCTACGGTCACAGCGGAAATAGAACCGCTGAATTTGAGCTGCATTTCCGCTTCAATGTCGTTGGTGCGCCGGAGCGTTACCGAGGATATTTTCGGCTTGGTGTACGGAATGACCGTCACCGTCTGTGAAGTTTCGGCGGTGTAGCCGCGGGAGTCCGTGACCGTGAGCGTGACCGTTACGCTGCCGGACTTGGCGATTTTTCCAACAGATAAGGCAGAGCCGGTAGTGTTAGAGGATGACAGCCCATTGCAGGAAGCTGTGTAGTTGGAAATACTGGCACCGTTTTTTGCAGTTGCCGTTCCGGGCGTGACCTTGAGGGTCGAGTAGTTCTGAACGAATAGCTGGTCGTTGCCTGTGAGGTTTTTTGTGGTCGTGTAGCTGTCGGCGTAAGTGAAGCCATCCAACGCTGGGCCAGAATTTGCCGCTGTGGTCTTCACCGTAGCAGTCTTGCTTGAGGTGCTGCCGATCTGCGTTGAGCCGCTGAAGGAGGAAACGGCAAAGGTGCCCGTGAAGGACTTCATCGAGGCCATCCAATTGAGCAGCGTGGTTCTCTGTGCTGATGACAGGGTGACCGAGCGGTTTGCCGTACCCTTCGCCCATGCAAGCCCGGTAACGGTCAGGATGGTCGTGTTCCCGCTTTTGATCGCCAGAGAATTGATGTAAGACGGTTCGTACACGGTGACATTGAGGGTGATGGTCACTCTGGCATTGTCTGCGGTCACCGTGCTGACGCTGTTTACCACCGCACCGCCCAATGTTTTCACCGTGGAGCTGCCGGAGGTGCCATAGACTTGGTTATACTGCCGCCGTGCCCGCACCTTCACCGTGTAGTTTGTGTTCGGCGAAAGTGATGACAATGTTACGCTGGCACTGGTGGATGCGGTCGTAGAAAAGGTCGTCCATGTGGAGCCGCCGTTGGTGCTGTACTGCCAGATATCCGCTGTTGAGGTGGAGTTTGCAGAGATTTTAAAGCCGTTTGCGGTGATGCTCGAAACGGAAACGGTCACGGTAGGGGCAGCTCGGTCAATGGTGCTCAGCGTCACATTGTAGCTGCCGGAAGGACCGGTGTACTGACCCCACGGGCTGTTAACGCCCCAGTGCCAGTAGATCGGAAGGGTCAGCGTACCGTTGCTGTTGTGGTACACCGTGACCTGCTTGTCCTCGATCAGCCACTTCGTGCCGCTGCCGCTCTGACCGTTCGTAAAGGTAAAGCAGTTTGAACCGGAGGTAGCCGTGCCGATATAGGAAGTGCCGTTGGTGCCGAAGTCCGACCATGCAATGGAGTATTTTGAGTAGACATACATACCCAGAGCGATGGTGGAGGTATTTGCGACTACATTCTGGGAAATGACTTTCACATAGATATAGAGGTCGGTCGTCCAGCTGTTGGAGCCGTAGTTCGTTCTTTCGGATTTCACCAGATAGGCGGTGCCGCCCGTCATTGCCATAGCTTTCCCTCCTTAATCCAGAATGACGATATTCAACCCTTCGGACGCCGTCGGCATCGGGACAAACTTCGTTTTGCCCACGGTCAGCTCGCCGTCCACCGTGGTTTTCTTAGTCTGCGTTTCGTCCTTGTTCAGGGTGAAAATCACCTCATCGTTGTAGTAACCGGCGAACTCCGTGTTCGTGATGACCGTCCGCTGAGACGATGCGCTGTTGGATACCTCGATGCCCCGCTTGTCGATCTTGACCTCCTGAGTGTAGATCTCGTTGGGAGCAGGCGTCCACTTTCGGGGGATCGCTCCTTCGGAGATCATGATGTCGGCGAGATAAATGGACGCATCCCGACAGTAGCAGTAAATGCGCAGCGTGGGGTCAGTCACATCCGTGAGCGTTACGGAGTAATCCGTCCAGTCAAACGCCGTGGACTTATTGAACAGGTACTTGGTCTTGTTCCCGTTGTAGGTCACATAGAAATACCCGGACATGGTCGAGGTTTTCTTTGCCCGAACCGAGATCGTATAAGTGCCGGGAACCACACCTCGGATGTACTGCGACAACGAGGAGTATGCGCCCAGCACAAAGCAGGAGTCGGAAATGGTGTTGTTTTGCGTATCTGTGGAGGCATCCGTTTTCACCGTACCGGAGTAGCTCCAATCGTCCGTGATGCCGTTCAGCCCGGAGGAATTCTGCACATAGTTGATGCCGCCGATGTACTGCTCCTGCATGGTGACGGACAGTCCATTCACCGTGTGTTCCAATTCCGAAACACGGCTTTCGGAGTTCAGCACCCGTTCCTCCAGGACGCCCTGGTCGTTGGACACTGTTTCCACCGTTTCGGTAAGGGTCGCCACATAGCTGTTCAGCCCGTCGATGGTCTGCTGGAACTGTGCGTCCTTCTCGGTCAGAATGGAAATGGTGGTGCGGATCGTTTCAATGTCGTTCTGCACCACCCATTCATTTCCGTCCCATATCTTCGTTTCCGGCGGGGTCACGGAAGTATCCACCCAGAGCTGCCCCTCATAGGGGTTCTCCGGCGGCGTGTCCGAGGTGACCACATCGCAGAGACTGATAATCGTGAACTGTGCCGATGCGATCATCTCACCACCTCCTTAAAGTGCCACAACGACCATAAAGGTTGCCTTGGTATCCACATCGGCGCTGGACACCGACAGGGTCTTGCCGGTCTTGCTGCCGTTGGTTCCCCAAGAGGCATCGACTACACCGTCCTTGTTGTACTTCGTCCAGGTGTAACTGCCGTTTCCGGCTGCATCCACTTCGGAGCCTGCCTGATAGCAGACGGCGGTCAGCACGGTCGTGCCTTGGCCGTTCTTGAACACATCGCCGCCCGTGGAGGTGACGATGATCTGCAACGGGTCGGAGTTGTCGATGAAGGTCGCCACATCGAAAAACTTCGTGTTATAAGAAGCCGATGCGGAATCCGTGTCCTGGGCACAGCACTTGAACACGGCGTAGCTGTTTACCGCTGTGGCATAGACCGTGAGGGTATTGGTCGCCGTGCCGGTGTATTTGTCGGCGGTATCCGAGAGCTTGCGCCAGCCGATGCCGAAGTCTGCATCGTAGCCGGTGGAAGAAGTGGCAGTGACGGAAGCGTCCATGACCGCCCACTTGTAGCTGACCTTGGTGGTGTCCACCGTAGAGCCGCGCCACAGCTCGGCCTTGGCGGTCAGACTGGCGACCTCCTCGTTCTTGAACACATTTCCGTTGGGCGTGGTGACCAGCAGGTCAACGATGCCGGAGCCGTTGACCACACGGGAGAAGGAAATGGTCAGCGGATGGGTCAGCGACAGGCCGGTGCTTTCGTCCTTGTAGGTGATGGCGCAGCGGTAGTCGATGCCGGGCAGCTCCGCCATGACATTGGCCTTGACCGTGAGGATGTGGCTCTTGGCACCACTGAGGGCGTAGTTCGTGCCTGCGGTGATGGCGGTGTTGCTGTCGCCCACATACCACTTGACCGAGGTGACATTGGCGGTGGCGATCTGGTCGGAAGTGGTGCCGATGACATACAGACTGGGTGTCAGAACGAGGTTCTTCGTTTTCCAGTCCGGGGTATAACTGCCGTTGTCGGGGTTATACATCTGAGTCTTGGCGAGGTTCGAGCCGATGTACCCCGTCAGCGTCAGTGCGTCATTGTAGTCGATGATGGTAAACTGACCTTGTGCTTTGCTCATGTGAGAAGCCTCCTTTAAAGTTGTTGTATCAGAAACGGGCACTGTGCCAGTTCCTGTTGTGGGTTCTGCGGTTGCCATAGTGAATTCCTCCGTTATAACAGGCTCTGCCTGGTCGTGGTGTCAATGAGGTCACAATAAAAAGTGGCGCGGACTTTGACATCCGCACCGGTGATGACCACGGACTTTGCACCGCCGAAATGCTGCTCGTTCCAGACCTTGTCCGCCTCTGTATCCTCCGACACCCTTGTCCAGACAAACTGGTTGGCATCCAGCGTGTCGGTGATGTCTTCATCCCAGGAGTACACCTTGGCAGAAAGCAGCGTTTTTACATTGCCGTTCTTGAAGATGTTCCCGTTGGACGAGATGATGACGAGCCGGAGCATTTTCTGCTCCTCGATGGTGGTAATGCGGTCGCTGACCTCGGTGACCTCCTTGCTGGTGGCGTAGGCACGAAGCACGACTTCACCACTCTCCAAGTCCCACCAGGACGAGCCGTCCTGCGACTGGATAACACCCGCCTTGATGATGTTCGCCACCAGTGAGCCGGAGGTGATGAAGTCTGCAACGATCTGCCCGTCTGCCGTAATGGCAGTTTCGTAGGGGCCGGTGTAGCCGTTATGGGAAAAGCCCAGGCCGCCCACATTCCACCGCCAGACATTCACGGCTTCGTCAATGGATGGTGCGTCCAGAATGAGCAGCTCATAGGGCTGTCCGTTTTCCTCGGTGGTATGGATGACCACATAGCCGCCGCTCTGGCCGGTGATAAGGCCGGTTGCTTTGCCGATGGCGGTTTGGAGCAGCTTTGGAAAGCGTCCTACCGTGGATTCCACCTTATCAACCGAGGACTGAACCTCGGAGATGGTGGTGATCATACTGGACTTGCTCTGACCGAGGGAAATGCTCACATACCGTTCAGCAAGGGTGTCGTATACGGTTTCGATGACCATAGCCGACACGCTGACACCCAGAAGCGAGTGCCGGATGGTGACGGTATCGCAGAGGTTGACCCGCTCCAAGAGTGCCGAATACTCCGGTTGTTTCCAGAGCGGCTCAAAGGACACCTTTACCGTGGGGATGGTCGCTCCCAGCGGATTGGCTTTGATGTAGCTGTTGGCTTTCGCTCGGAGGGCATCCTCGGTCACAACTCCGTCAAATTGGTCGGAGAAATCCATGATGAGCGTTTTCGCCCGGACGATCTCCGAGGTCACAATGGGGAGCGTTACCTCCGGCAGCGTCACCACCGTTTCGGTGTCCGAGCCTTCCGGGGTGTACACGGCATATGGGAGCAGCGCAGTATAGACGCCGCTGTTGTCTTCGTCCTGCTCCAGAGCGGTGAGGTTCTTGCCGTATTCAATGACCACGCCTGTTTTTTGCCCACGGTGGGAATGGAACTTCACCGTGAAGTTGTCCCATTCAAACTCGCCGTGCCATTTGGAGAGCATTGAGCCTTCCGTACCTCCGAGGCAGGCACGGACGCTTTTCGGCTGCGTGACGGAAAACGCCTTTGCATCCGAGTAGTCCGTCCAGCCCGTGAAGCGTGTATCTCCGGCAAGAAGCTGCGAGAGGATAAGCTGCGGAGAACGGCTCTCCGTCGAAAACGGCAGCACCGGCACATTGGCAAGGTCATAGGAGATGTGCTGACCGTAGATGGTGACGATACCGTTGAGCGGCTTCGTGATGCGGTAAATACGGAATGCCTGGTCGGCGGCGGTGTCATTGGGTTTTGCCTTGATGATGCACTCCTTGGTGATTAGCCCGTAGTGCTGACCGCTGACCGGGTATTTGAGCAGACACTCAAACACACCGTTTCGCTCTTCGGTGACTTCGCAGGAAACAGTGTCCGTCAGCACACCAAGACCGAACGAGCTGAAAGCCGTAGTATTTGCGGCATAGAGTACAGGGATCATAGGCAGCACCACCTTGGAACGACCTCAATCCTTGACACATCGCCATTGCAGTTAATGGTGCAAACACCCGGCTTGAGGGCTGGAAATTCCGCTCCTTTGACTGTGTCGTTTTTGAGGGCAGTGCCTTTGAAGCAGTTCATCAGCTCACTGTCGATCTCAATATACTCGTCCAAGTCGGAAATCATCATGCCACGGCCTTGGGGATGCATCATTAGTGCTACCGCACCGCTGCCGTATAGCTTGATGTACGGTCGGCTCTCAAAAGCAGTCGGATTGGTAATCGTCAGTTCAGAAGCGTCAGCCGACACCGTTTCCTGCCCCGCAAAGCTGTATTTGAAAGGCTTGCAGTTGAAGGTCACGGTGAAACTGCCGACCTTGTTCAGCTGCTCTTCAATGTCCAGACTGCCGGAGATGACGCCGTAGCGGAAATACTCCGCATCGTAGGAGTCAGTGATTTCGTGGTATCTGTCCGGCTCGGAATACAGCCAGCCCTTGATGTCCCGCAGGACGGCGGCAAGGGCGGCGGTATTCTTTTGTGCGAGGAACACGGTGTAAGTGACCTTGATGTTGGAAAAACGGCGGTTGGGGTTGATGATGTCACCGCTCCGACCGGGAATGGAAATGAACTCCGCATCGTACTCCGGTGCGGAGAACACATCCTTTTTCTCGATATGCAGACCGAAATCAGCGGAACTGCGGCCGCTGTAGGTAAAATAGGTCATGCGAATACCACTCCTTTCCGCTGGGCGAACTGATTCGCCGTTTCCATGACTTCGTTGGTGAGCTGACGGATGTCCTCGCTGCTGTAATTGTTGAAGTTCGTGATGTTCAGGGCGATGGTGAAAGCGGATGCCGCCTTGCCGACCACACCGTCCACGGCGGAACGAATCGACCCGTTCACATTGAAGTCAGTAGGAAGAGCCGTCTGCATATCGTGAGCAAGGTCGCCCATGACGCCGTTGATGTCCTCTGCCATTCCTTCTGCGGCTTTGACTGCTTCATCGCCGTTGTCGTCAATGGAGCCTGCAAGACCCTTGACCAGCATTTCACCGACCCATGCCATTTCCTTCGAGGGCGAATGGATACCGAAGAAATCGCAGATGCCGTCCCAGATGGAGGAGATCCACCCGGACACCTTGTCCCACAGCCAAGAGGCAAGCTGGGTAATGCCGCTCCACAGTCCCTTGACGATGTTGCCGCCGATCTCCACGATTTTATACATCAGAGAGCCGAAAGCTTTCACGATACCCGCAATGATCTGCGGCACGGCCTTGACGATCTCCACGATGATGGTGGGCAGGTTTTCAATCAGCGCAACGAACAACTGCACACCTGCCATGATGATTTTATCGATGTTTCCGACCAGAGCATTGACAATGCCGGAGATGATTTGCGGAATCGCCTGCACGATGGTCGTGATGATCTGCGGCAGGGCTTGAATGAGAGAAATCAGCAGGTCGATGCCCGCTTGAATGATCTGGGGTATGGCGTTCAGCACGGCGGTAATAATGCCGTCAATGATTTTCGGAATGGCTTCCACGATAGCCGTGATGATATCCGGCAACGCAGCCACCAAGGATGTCAGAAGCTGAATGCCCGTTTCAATGATCTGCGGGATGGAGTCCAACAGAAAGGTAATGATGCCGTTGATGATCTCCGGCAGAGCAGCAATCAGCACAGGCAGTGCATCGAGAAGTCCTTGCGCCAGTCCTGTGATAAGCTGCAACGCCGCATCCAAGATCATCGGCAAACTGTCCACCAGACCTTGCACGATGGTGACGATAGCCTGCACCGCTGCCGGGATGAGCGTAGGCAGTGCATCCGCAATGCCTGTCACCAGCGTGGACACCAACTGAACTGCCGCATCAATGAGCAGGGGCAGATTCTCAATCAGCGTGTTCACGATGGTCATGAGCGCAGACACAGCCGCCGGGATAAGCTGCGGAAGCAGGGATAGCAGCGTTTCCAACACCTGCGAGAACAGTTCGGTGACTGCTTCCAGCAGTGTGGGCAGCAGTTCACCCACAGCCGTCAGCAGAGCGTCCAGCGCCGTGGGCAGAGCCGCCACGATGTTCTCAATGACCGGGGTAATATTCGCCACCACGGTCTTGAAGGCATCCACCATGTTGTTGCACAGCAGTTCCATGTCAGCATCCGCATCACCAAAGCCTACGATGAGGTTCGACACGGCAGATTTCAGCGCATTGACAGAGCCGGAAATGGTGGCTTCCGCTTCCTTGGCGGTGGTGCCTGCAATGTCCATGCTCTCCTGCATGACGTGAATGGCTTCCACCACATCCGCATAGGAGGAGATGTCGTATTTAACACCGGATATCTTCTCCGCATCGGCAAGCAGTCGTTCCATTTCCTGCTTTGTGCCGCCGTAGCCCAACTTGAGGTTGTCGAGCATCGTGTAGTTCTGCTTAGCAAAACCCTGGTAGGCATTCTGAATGGAGGACATATCCGTACCCATCTTATTGGCGTTGTCGGACATATCCGTAATTGCCATGTCCGCATACTTTGCGGCTTTCTCGGTATCGCCGCCGAGGGACTGGATGAGGCTTGCAGAGAACCCTGTGACTGTTTCCATGTACTCGTTGGCGGAAAGTCCTGCCGTTTTGTATGCGTTGGCGGCGTACCGCTGGATCTCCTGCGAGGAGTCCTTGAACAGGGTGTCAACACCGCCGACCAACTGCTCATAGTCTGCATAGGCGGCGATGACCTCTTTGCCGAGCTTCACGGCAGCGGCACCTGCGGCGACAGCCACTGCACCGAGTGCCACACCTACGGTTTTGAGAACCTTACCGAAGCCTTCAAACTTACTGCCGGATTCCTCCGCAGCCTTGCCGCCCTCCTTGATGGCTTTCTCGTTCTCGTCCAGCTCACGATTCATATCGTTGAGGGCGGCTTCGGCATTGTTGAGTTGGATCTGCCAGTTCTGGGTGCGGCGGTCGTTCTCTCCGAAAGAGGTGGCGGCATTCTGCAGAGCCTTGCGAAGAGTGTCGATTTTTGTTGTCTGCTCATCGATCTCTTTTCGCAGCACCTTGTTCCGTGCGGCGAGTGCCTCCACGGATTTATCGTTTTTATCGAACTGAGAGGTGGCGAGCTTCATTTCGGAGCCGAGCACTTTGAAGGACTGGTTGATGTCCGCCAGTGCTTTCTTGAATTCTTTTTCGCCCTCAAGACCGATCTTCAGTCCGAAACTGTCTGCCATTCGCCGTCACCTCCTTAAATGCCGTCCGGGATAATATCGTCAATGTAGTGTTCGTGAGCAGGAACAGCCTGCCCGTTATACTGTTTGTGGCACTCCCATAAGTCCAAAAGCAGACCAAACGGCATCAGCCACACCTCATCCTGGCTGAGATGCAGGTGGGCAAGGCCGTAATAAAGAAGCCGGGTAAACAGCTCCGCATCGGAGACCGTTACCCGACTTGCGCGTTTTTTGCGTCTTTCTCGCTTTCCACATTCCGCTTGGTGCCCTTGTAGAGCGCCTCCGTAATGGCGGTTTTGTATCCGGCGAGGTCGAGGGGCGTGGTCAGAAGCTCCACCACATCCTCCGTGAGCAGCTCCTTGGGATGCTCTTTATCCTTGAGGTTGTGAATGAGGATGCTCTGATTTGCCAGAAGCGTGATGAGCCACACAATCTCTCCGATGGCCATTTCAAAGTTCTCGGACTTCATCAGCTTCTCGCCGAGGTTTTCCAGCCCGCCATAGCGACCGGCGATCTCCTTGGTGGCTTTGGTTGTGAGGAGCAGCGTGTACTCCTCGTCACCGATGTTGATAACTGCGGTTCTTTCGTTATCCATTGTGCGTTACCTCCGTTAGCCCTGATTCTGGGGAGTTGTAGTATAAGTCGGCTCGTAGACTTCCTTATACCAGTTCGTGATGGTCGCAGTGGGCACATCGCCCTCCAGTGCCTCCGCTTTCCACGGGTGCTTGCCGCCTGCGTCTGCCTTGTTGCGGCGCAGAATGGTGCCTTCAATGGTCGGCGTGGAGAAGGTAATGCTGTCGCCCTTGGTGGCAAGGTTCGTCGCCGGAATACCGAATTTCACGCGGTACAGCCAGTAATACTTGTACTTGCCGTTGGACTTCTTGGCACGGAATCCCACCGCCACAGGGTCGCCGCCGTCCTCGGATGCGGAAATCAGCACCTTGTTTTTGTCGATGGTTGCACCCGTGAGGTCGGATGCCGCCGTAGAGCCGATATCGTCAATGCCGAGGGAGAGCGTGCCGGATTTGAATTCCTTTACGATCTCCGAAGCACCGTCGTCGGCGTATAGAGTTGCCTCTGCCAGTTCCACCGAAAGGTCAGCGGAGATGGCTTTCGCAAGCTGCTCCGGCGTACCGTAGGTTTCCTCACCGGCGTCGTTCTCGGTGATTTTTGCGTAATACAGTCTGTCAAGACCGATAGTCGCCATAACTTATTCCTCCAGTTCGTAGATTTGCGCCACGTCAATGGCATAGTGATGATAGCCGGTCTCGGTCTCAAAGCCGATGTACCGGCGGTCGGTAATATAAAAGTTCGCACCCAGCAAGGCACGGACGAGTGCATTTTTCAGTTTGGTGTAGCTGCCCTTTGTGAAGAGGGACAGCCGTGCCTCCTGCGTTTCGCAGCCTGGGGCGTTGTCGGCGTGAAGCTCGAAGTTGTCCGACAGCGGTGTGATCACCAGATAGGTGTCCGGGGCTTTGCCGGAGAACACACCCGTTTCCACAGACACGCCGCAGCTTTCGGCAATGGTTTGCAAATCGGATAGAAGACTCACAGCTTTTCCACCTCCTCATCCAGTGCCTTGGTCATGGCATCGATACACTCCTGCCGGGATGCCGTTTTTGCGGGTTTCAGAAAGGGTTTTGCAGACTGACCGTGCTTGCCGTATTCGAGAATGTTGGCAAGTTTGGCATTGCTTCCGCCGTCCGAGCGAGGCTCAGCGAAACCGACCTTGATGTCGTGGTTGCCGTCCCGGTTCAGCTTGGAGGGAGAAAGGCCGAGTGCGCCTTCCAGTTCGCCCGTGGTGCGGGATTTGAACTTTGTCCCTCTGCCGATAACGGAGGAGAGATTGCTCTTGACTCTCTTCAGCACGACCTCACCACCGGCCTGCAGGACGGTATCCGCCACGCTGTCAAAGTTGCTGCCGAGCTTGGAAATCTTCAGAAGGAAATCCTCCGGCATTTTCATGTCGCACTTAGCCAACGGTCGGCACCTCCTTCTTTGCCAGCACCTCAATGTACATCCCACGCCCCTTTACATCCTCCACGGACACAATGTCGTAGCGACAGTCATCACAGATGAGAAACTGGTCGGTAGTGACCGTCAGCCCAGGAATACACCGAAAGCGGAACAGGTCGGTCGCTTCGCTGAATGCAGCGAGGTTCGCCCAACGCTGACTGCCGTGCCGGCCTTCCCGGTACACACGGACGGAAGCGAGGACTTCATCCTCGGAATGGGTGAAGCCCTCGCTGTCCTTGACTTGACGGCTTTCCACGATGTCGGCAAAGCCGTTCATCTTTCCGAAACTCATACCTGCCACCGCCTATCCAAGCGGAGCAGCAGATTGACCGTGTTCCACACCTGCTGTGCCGCTCCGGTGTTATCTGCAAAAAAGCCGCCAGTGCTGCCGTCCCGGCTTTCGTAGAAGTGGGATGACAGCATGATAACGGCTTGCTCTGTGGTGGCTGGCATGGGGTTCTCCTTATAGAACCCCTCCGGGATGTGCTGGTAGCTTTCGGCGTAAGAAACAGCGGCGGTGATGTAGCTTTTCAGCAATGCATCATCCGCCGTGTGTTCCAGAATGAGATTGGCTTTCACTTTGGAGAGAAGCTCGTCCATCACCGCCGCCTCCTTTCATTAGGTGCCGGAAGAGGCAGTGCCCTTCTGCTGCAGCACCTTGATAGCTTCGGGCAGAATGAGCTTGCCGTCCAGGCGCTTGGATGCGATGAAACCGATCTGACCGGTCTCCGCAAAGCGCTCGTTCAGACGCTTGAAGGTAATACCCAGGCGGTCGCCGATCCAGTAGTAGTTGAAGTCGCCGAAAGCAACGGTCTTCTGACCGGCCGCCAGCTCCGGCGCATAGGGAGAGGTGTAGATACGCTTGCCGAGCAGCGTATCAAAACCGCCTTCGTGCAGAGCGGGCTGCCACAGATACTGACCGTTGGAGTCCTTCAGCTTGCGGATGTTCTTCATGGTGGAGTCGTTCAGAAGCCACACGGCATTCTTGCGATAGGCGCTGTTCAGAGAGTAGAACAGGTCGATCAGCTCGTCTGCGGTGATAGCGGTCGCGGAAGCCGCCGTGACGCCAAGCTGACCGCCGCCCGTGGCATTGAAAATACCCGTGGGCTTGCCGCTGCCGTCGCCGGTGAGGAACGCCTCTTCCTCCTTGTTGCCGATGCGACGGGCAAACTCGGTGCGGAAGTAGTCTTCCAGGTCAAAGGCAGAGTCGTTCAGAAGCTCCTCAGACACCTTGATCATGGTAGCGACCTTGTGTGCGCCAATAAGCTGCTGACCGAAAGCATCGTCGCCTTCGGGAATGGTGCCTTCCTCATCGACCCAGGCGGCAGTGCCCTTGGTGGCGACGATGGGGATCTTGTGACTGCCGGAGGCAGTGGTGATGACATGAGCCAGGCTTCTGACCACATTCTCTGCGGAAAGGGACTGCACCAGGGTCTCCTCAAATTCATCGGGAACGAGATAGCCGCCCTCACTGTCCACGCCTTCCTGCAGAGCGTTGCGGATCTCTGCGGTCATCATACCGCCCTTGGTACGGGCCTGCGCCCAGAACGCCTTCTTATAGGTGTCGGAGGCACGACCGGTCTTGGTGTCCACCTTTGCCGTATCGGGCTTCTGGGTGATGGGCGTATTGACCGGAGTGTTCAGCTCGCGCTCGAAAGCGTCCAAACGCTCCTGGCGCTCGATCTCACGGCCGAGGTCGACGATCTCCTGTTCCATCTTCTCATAGGTGGCGGTGTCCTCAGCAGAGAGGACGCCTTTGTCACTTCTGTGGGAGTCGAGGAACGCCTTCGTCTGCTCCCAGGTCTTTGCACGCTGTGCGCGCAGTTCGTTGATCTTACTCATTGTTTGTATCCTCCTTAAGGTTTGATAAGTGCGAGTCTCTTTTCGAGCTCGGAGATGGGTGTGCCTGCACTTTTCGCAGGTTCGGACGGGGTGCGATGGCTCTTGACCTTGGACATGAGCGAGTTGGTGACGGCTCTGCGGCTGAACACGAAGCTGTCCTCCGCAGCGGCGCTTTCACCGTCTGCCTTGAACAGCAAATCATCGGCAAAGCCCAGCTCCACAGCCTTGTTGGCATTCATCCAGGTCTCGGCATCCATGAGGTGGCTGAGCTTGGCACGGGACAGGCCTGTCTTGATCTCGTAGGCATTGATGATGCTTTCCTTGACTTCGGAGAGCATATCGATTGCCTTCTGCATCTCCTCGCTGTCACCGATAGCGACCGTCAAGGGGTTGTGGATCATCATGAGCGCCGTGGGCGACATGAGCACCTTCGTACCTGCCATCGCAATGACGGATGCGGCAGAGGCGGCAATACCGTCGATCTTGACTGTGACGTCACCGTGGTAGTCCATCAGCATATTGTAGATTTGGGCGGCTGCCACGCAGTCACCACCGGGCGAGTTGATCCAGACAGTGATATTCCCGGAGCCGGACATCAGCTCATCCTTGAAAAGCTGCGGCGTGACATCATCGTCAAACCAGCTCTCCTCAGCGATCGTGCCGTTTAAGAACAGGGTTCTCTCTTGGATCTGTTCCTGCGTCTCCTCGTTTGTCACTGTCCTGTTTTTCCAATTCCAGAACTTCTTCATCGGATTTTTCCTCCTTTCCGTTATCGGTGTTGATATTTGCAAAAGCTCCGGCGTTTTGCAGCGGGAGCATATTGCCGTTGATGAGGTATAAGTCGCCGCCGTCCTCTGCCGGGATGCGGTCGAGGTTTTCCAGCTCACGGATGTCGTTGGCGGACATCCAGCCGTTCTGGCGGCCGATAGCGTACCCGTTCATGCGGCTCTGATAATCGCCGCGGAGCAGGCCTTCCAGATTGAACTTCACGAAATACACGGCTTTTTCGTCCTTCGACAGGAGCGACCGTTGAATGGATTGCTCCCAGCGGATGACCCACGGGTCAAGGGTGTACTTCACGAACTCCAAGGACTGCTGTTCAATATTAGAAAAGCTCGATTTTTCCAGGTCGCCGACCATGTGGGGCGGGACTCGAAAAATTCGAGCAATTTCATTGATTTGGAATTTTCGTGTTTCGAGGAACTGTGCCTGCTCCGGCGAAATGCCGATTGGCGTATATTTCATACCTTCTTCCAGTACGGCGATTTTGTTTGCGTTTCCGCTGCCACCGAAGGTGGACTGCCAGCTCTCACGCACACGCTGCGGATCCTTAATCGTACCGGGGTGTTCTAACACACCGCCCGGAGCGGCACCGTTGGCGAAGAACTTTGCACCGTATTCCTCACAGGCAATCGCCATGCCAATGGCGTTCTTTGCCATAGCGATGGGACTGTAGCCCACCAAGCCGTCAAAACCCAAACCGGGAATGTGAAGCACTTCGGCTGGGTCAAGATAGACCGTTGAACCTTTCATGGTGGGTGCATCGTCGGACTGGGTGGAATAGAGGTAGTAGAGCTTGCCGTTCTTGTCCCGGTTGACCTCCATGCGGTTGGGCATTAAAGGGTACAACGCCACCACTTCGCCCTTGCCGTTTCGGATGATCTGAGCGTAAGCGTTGCCCCAGAGGAGTAGGTGCGTCATGAGCGTTTCCCGGAATACGAAGGAGCTCATTTCCGGGTTCGGCTCATCGTGGAGCAAGCGGTAGAGCGGATGGTCGAGCGCCATTGCCTTGCCGCCGCTGTCCGTGTATTTATAAAGGTGTAGCGGCAGTCCTGCGACAGCTTCCGACAAGATACGGACGCAGGAATACACGGCAGTCATCTGCATGGCGGAGCGTTCTGTCACCGCTTTGCCGGAGGTCGATCCACCGAAGAAAAAGGCGTAGTTGCTGCCCGATGTGCGGTTCTGAGGCTTGTCCCTGGATTTGAACAGCCCTGAAAAGATACCCATATAAACTCTCCCTTCATATAAATAAAAGACCTCGACTGTCATAAACAGACTCGGTCTTGTCGTTTCCACAGCGTATAGCTCTGTCAAGTGCCATAATGGTCGCCACGGCACCATCGATTTTCTCTGTGGATTTCTCTTTGTCCGGCTTGATGTTTCCGGCAGGGTCGGTGCGGATGAAAATGTTGTCCATCATCCAGCGGAGGACAGGATGCCCGCTGTGGGCAATGCGCTGCTCCAGCACCAGTTTCATCAGTTCCTTGGTGGGTGGGGACATATCCTTGAAGCCCTGTCCGAAAGGAACGACCGTGAAGCCCATGCCCTCAAGGTTCTGTACCATCTGCACAGCACCCCAGCGGTCGAAGGCGATCTCCCGGATATTAAAACGCTCACCCAGGCTCTCGATGAACTTCTCGATGTAGCCGTAATGAACAACATTACCCTCAGTGGTCTGTAAAAAGCCTTGCCGCTCCCATACATCGTATGGCACATGGTCGCGCCGGACTCGGAGTTCCAGGTTGTCCTCCGGTATCCAGAAGTACGGCAGGATGATGTACTTGTCATTCTCATCTTCCGGTGGGAACACCAGGACGAATGCCGTAATATCCGTGGTGGAGGATAAGTCCAAACCGCCGTAGCAGACACGGCCTTCCAGATCGTCCTCGCTGACGGCAAACTCGCATTTATCCCACATGTCCATTGGCATCCAACGCACCGCCTGCTTGACCCATTGATTCAAACGAAGCTGTCGGAAGGAGTTCTCCTCGCCGGGGTTCTGCTTGGCAGACTCGCAGGCGTCTTTGACTTTGTCGATGCCGACCGTGATGCCGAGGGAGGGATTGGCTTTCTTCCAAACCTTCGGGTCCGTCCAATCGTCCGATTCCTCCGCACCGTAGATGACGGGATAGAAGGTGTGGTCGATCTTGCGTCCCTCGATGATGTCCTTGGCCTTCTGGTGGATCTCATAGCAGATGGACTTCGTGTCGTTGCCGGCCGTGGTGATGAGGAAATACAGCGGCTGCATACGGGCATCGCCGGAGCCTTTGGTCATAACATCAAAGAGTTTGCGGTTGGGCTGGGTGTGCAGCTCGTCGAATACCACACCGTGTGTATTGAAGCCGTGCTTGTTGCCGACATCGGCGGAGAGCACCTGGTAGATACTGCCCGTTGGCTGATAAATGAGCCGCTTCTGGGAATCCAGTATCTTGACCCGCTTGGAGAGCGCAGGACACATCCGCACCATGTCAGCCGCCACATTGAAAACGATGGACGCCTGCTGACGGTCGGCGGCGCAGCCGTAGACCTCGGCACGTTCCTCGCCGTCACCGCAGGTGAGCAGAAGTGCCACCGCAGCGGCAAGCTCCGACTTGCCCTGCTTCTTGGGAATTTCGATGTATGCCGTGTTGAATTGCCGGTAGCCGTTGGGCTTGAGGACACCGAAAATGTCCCGGATAATTTGCTCCTGCCAGTCGATGAGCTCGAAAGGCTTTCTCGCCCAGGTGCCTTTGGTGTGACACAGACTTTCGATGAACATGACGGCATAATCCGCTGCGTCCACATCGTAGCGGGAGGTTTTCTCCATGAACCTTGTCGGCTTGTAGTTTTTCAGTTTTCGCAATTTCTCACCCCCTCCGGCAGAGCAATAAAAATAGCCGCCACCGAAATCGGTGCGACCTTCCGTACAACGAGCAGCAGCCCCTTTCGGAGCCGTTGCTTTGAAATTTCGGTTTTTTACCAGTTCTCGCTGTGGAGCAGAAGCTCCAGCGCAAGCTGCGTGTTCTCATCGGTGGGCTCAATGTCCCAGCCTCTGTCGTAGTTGCAGACAATGTATCCGTCCCGCTTGAGCATGAGCTTGGAAATGCGTCCGCCGTCGATGCCCCACTCAGAACCTTTGTCGTACTGCTTCATCCAGTAGTGAAAAACCTCGCCGTTTACCTTGATGCTGCTTTCTTTCCACATAACCGTGTACCTCCGTTTGTTTTGTTGTGAGTGTATATTACCGTCATGTCCGGGATATATCCAGTCATTTCGGAGAATATACTACACAATCATTCGGAGTAAAAACTGTGTATATTACAGCGTTATTCCGGCTGGCGGCAGCGGTGAATGGAGGCGATGATCTGCTCCTGCTCCTCCGGTTTTACGCCGATGGAATCGAGCGCCTCCCGTGTGCCACAATCCGGGCAGATGAGTGTTTCGTTGTCGAGCCTTGAAAGAGCTGGATGCTCCCGGTAGGCTTGCCCGCACCTGGGACAGACTGATATTCGGATGATTTTATTTTCCCTCATGATGTTCCTCCCCACATTTGAGATAAGCATCTATCAGCACCAGCCGGTCAAAGCCGAAATCGTCATAGCCCTGAATGCAGGTCTGCATATAGGAAACGGACGGAATGCCGATGGGTCTGTCCTCATGCATGATGTACACGAATACCCGGCGTTTGCGGATCTTGCCCGTGCGGATACCCTTGATTGGTAGGGTCAACTCCTTCTTGTAATAGAAGTTCGGGAAGCCCTCGTAACGGTCCAGGGCTTTTTCATCCTCTGCGGTGACTTCCCATACAGCAACAGGAACTGAGACGCCGGACTTCTTTTCCACCGTAAGGTAAGAGCCGGTCTTGCTGCCCTTGAAAAGCAGTTCATAGTCATTGAGCTTTGATGTGCCGATGATCCGTGCCGACGGGCAGCGCATCCGCATCTGACGGACATTGAGGTTGCTGCCATAAGCGATGTAATAGCGTTTTTCCATAAAAAATACTCCTTTCCGAAGTTGCCTTCTACCACCGAAAGCCCGCCATCAGCGGGTTCGGGGGCCTCTGGGCTGCGTCCTTCAAGCGGCTGCTCTGCCGCTGCGGAAGGCTGCATCCCCATCCAGGCGCTTCGTGAGGAGCTCTCTTGCGGTCTTGAACTCGTCGCCAATAAAGCCGAGGCGAAGGAGCCAAGTGCGCATTGCGTATTTGGGGTTCTCGTTCTGCTGGGGCTTGGGGCTTGCGGTTCTGACCGTCTTTGCCATCTGGCTCAGGGCGAGGCAAAGCTGAATGTAGCTCTTGAGCTGTCCGGCGTGGAGTCCGTTCAGCTTGCCGTCTGCCGGGGCGTCAAATTGGAAAAGGCGGAACTCGACCGTTCCCTTGGTGAAGGTAGCGTGGAGGTTCAGCATATGGTAGCGGCTGTCGTTGTAGTGCTGGCTTCTGCCGTAGTCGGCGTTTTGACTGCCGTACCAGATGTCCGCAAGGTCTGCCATCGTGGAGGGCTTTCTGCGGTTGAGCCGTTCCAGGAACCTGGGGTCGACCGTTCTGCAGTAGCGGCTGATGCGGCCTCTGTCGAGGTCCAGTGCGCTTGCCAGGAGGTCTTCGTGGCTTGCCATGATGTTTGCGAGGTTTCGGAGCGTTTGGGGCGTGTGCCCCTTGGCACCAATGTGGATGTGAACACCGCAGCCTCTGGTGGCATCGCTTTTTGCTCCGGCTTTGCGGAGGCGGCGAACCAGCTCCTGCAGGGTCTCCATGTCGGCGTAGGTCAGGATCGGGGTGACCATCTCGCACTTTTCGCTGTCCGGCCCTGCGATGCTGACATCCTTCTGGAATTTCCACTCGCGTCCGCTCTCATCCCAAGCCGACCAAGTGCAGTAGCCGTTGCGGCAAGCGGTGTTCTCGTACCGCTCGGTACCGAAGAAGGTGGCTGCCAGCCTTGCAGCCTTCTCTCTGGTGATGCTGTTCATTTCGACCTCGACCCCGATGGTCTGCTTTTTCATTTCGGCGACCTGGTTTTCTGTTCTCTGGCTCATTTTTGTGCCCTCCGTTTTGCTTTGTTTTCCCTTTCGGTAGTCACATATTACCTCTGAAAGCACACTATATCCAGTTATATCTGAGTCATAAACTACACGATCTTGTGGTCTGAAAACTGTGTATATTACAGCAGTTTACGGCAGATGTCCTCGCTGTAAGCCACGCTCAGACCGCAGCCGTTATCCCACGCAACCATGATGCTGCCGATGTCATCCACACCTCGCACGGTGCCTTTCGTGCCGACAGGCGGTGCCTGGGGATCGTCCATCCGAACAAGCTCTACACGGCTGCCGACCGGATATTCCTTGCGAATACGCTCGACCGTTTCCTTACTCGGAAATCTCATGTTCTGTACCTCCGTTTTTGAAAGCTGAAGAGCCGGACAGGTTCTTCAGCAGGATTTTTCGAGCGGCCTTGTATTCCGCACCGATGAAGCCCAAGCGCAGGAGAAAGCAACGGAATGCATATTTCTCATTGTCCGTGGGTTTCTCGGCGGCGCTGACCCGCTTCTGATTCCGTGCCATTTCGCACAGCTTGCAGATGAAGGTGTCGTAGGCATTCATCTCATCCGGGGTGGGAGTCGCCGGGAACCAAGGGAAGGATACCTTCGTGCCCGTGATTTCCAGTGGCAGGTCAGCGACTCCGAGGGCTTTCTTGATAAGGCTGTCCTTGGCGGCAATGAGTGCCTTGAGGTTTTCCAGATTGCTGTCGGTGAACAGGCTCTTCGGCATGGAAATGCAGACGGCGCAAGGCTCGTCCTCGGCATCGGTGTGGCTCTGGTCGATATCAAAGCCCTCATCGTAGATGTGCTGCAGCAGGCACTCAATGACCTCACTGTCGGCACGGTCATCAAAAGAAAGGCTGCCGTTTCGGTCGATGGTGAAGTAATCCACCTCATAGTTGAATGTGGGTGCGCCACAGTACTTTGCGGGGACACCGAGCCAGTCGGAGATGGTCTGCACCAGCCGCTTGCGCTCTGCGCTCTGTGCATGGATTGTAATCGTCATGTTCGTGACCTCCTTGTTTTATGGTAGTCACATATTACCGTCAGGTTGAGCACTTATCCAGCTATATCTGCACATTTCCGGTGTAGATTATATCGGCGCATTATCACCGCCGGACTGTGCATACCACACAATTCCGCAGAGCACAAACCATACGCACGGAAGTGCCACGCCGTTGCCCCACATCTTATATTCCGCACTGTCGGAATACGGATCTTTCAGCCACTTTGCGACCTGCTTGTCGGATTTCATTTTGCAGCCGGTCACTTCGGAATAGGTCTTGAATACCTTGTGCCAAAAGTACATCTCTTCATCGGACGGTTTTTCCGTACCGAGGTCGGCACACCAGTTGTCCGGGAAGCCTTGGAGTCTGGCGCACTCGGTGGGCGTCAAACGGCGGACGGTGTATCCGCTTTGGATAGCGCCCGGCCCTTTTGCCACCAGTGTCGGCTGAAGCTCCTTTTCAAAGGTCGGAGCGAACTTGGCGTTCTGCCCCTGGTTGAAGGTGTCTCTGCCGATGCCGTAGCAAACGGCGGTGGGGTCTTTGTAGTCACGGGCAAGGACGGTAGGAGCCTTATCTTCGGAAACCTGGGCAAAGCTGCCGGTTGTCATGGTATAGACAGCGTGGCGGTCAACGGTATTGAGGGTGAAGGATACATCTTCGTTGATGCCATCGCCCTGGGGACCGTTCTTGTCCTCGCGGCCGATCATGGAGCCCTGCAGCACATAGGTCTGCTGTTTCGTCCCGGCATTAGCACACACCACAGCGGAGCGGTCTCCGAGGTCACGAACCTCATCCCGCTGATTCTGCGTGAAAGCAACAACGGCGATGCCTCCCTGGTTGCAGGAGGGATTGCCGCCGTTGCCGTCAAGCGTCCGTGCGGTTTCCGCTTCGTAGATCCCGCTGTGGGGATTATCCGACTTCATGGCATTGGAGTCCTTGGAGGAGATGCCGAAGGGCTGAAGGACGCAGGTGAAGTTGTCCTTGTCCGGCATCCGCTGATTTCCTCCGGCATTCTGCTTGGTGAGGGTCGGAGAAACCTGTCCGCCGTCCCAGCCGCAAGGCTCGAACAGCGTCTGGTCGTTGTTGCAGGACAAGGTGGCGGATTTGTTCTCCTGGATGAGAGGTCCCTTGCCGCCACCTTCACAGCCGGAGCGGATCTTCATCACAAGCGGTACATTGTTGCCGCCCGTGCCCATGCGTGAGGTCAGTGTCTGCACATTCCCGTCCTCGGAAAGTTTGACTCTGCTGTCGGTCGGATGGTTTTCCAGTGCGACCGCCGCAGGAACTACCCCAGCACGGAGCGTGGGAGAGCATTCCTCCTCATAGCCGATGGTGCGGCTCTTGGCAGAATGCTCGGTGCAAAATCCTGCCGACTCCATGACGCAGGGCGGATGATGCGCTTCTGCTCGGAGCGTGGAGGTGACTTCCTCTGTGATGTCCATGCGGTCACCGCCCTGGTCATTCAAAACTATACCATTCCGACCGGTACTCATTCCGCAGTTCACGCCGAGGGTTGCGGAAGTGTCGTCCGTCAGACTGCCATTGTATCCATCGAAGCCTGTCGCTCCAGCGCAAGGCGTAAAACTTCCGGCAGCTCTTTGCCACGAGCGGAAGCCCTCCGCAGAATACCCAGACAAGCCTTCTGACTCAAATAGTATTTTTCCGGCACTTCCGCCTGCAAGATCTGCGACAAGGTAGATGCGGCGTCTTCGCTGGGGAACTCCCCAGTATTGTGCGTCAAGAGTTCGGTACGCAACGCTCCATCCGTCTCCCATGTAAAGGTCGGCGTAGGGCCATCGTGCCTTTTCAGGCATAGGCACCTCGGTCTCCGGCTCGACGATGCCGATGACCGCTTCGAGGACGGCTTTGAAGTCCTCGCCCTTGTTCGAGGAGAAGGCGCCGGGGACATTCTCCCAGCAGATCCATCTTGGATATTTGCCATCGGTGGCACACCTCATTTCTTTGATGATTCGGACGGCTTCATAAAAAAGACTTGAACGCTTTCCGTCCAAGCCGTCTCTTCGGCCAGCCACGCTCATGTCCTGGCACGGGCTGCCGAAGGTGATAATGTCCACGGGTTCGATTCTGCCGCCGTCCATAGCGGAGATATTCCCGTAGTGCTTCATAAAAGGCAGACGCTTGGTGGTCACTCGGATGGGAAACGGCTCAATTTCCGAAGCCCACACGGGAGTGATACCGGCAAGCAGTCCGCCCAACGGAAAACCCCCGGAGCCGTCAAAGAGGCTTCCGAGGGTGAAAGGCTTTTCAGTTTTCATCTGGATGCCTCCAATCGTTCTCTCAGCGCAGTGTAGAACGCTCTGCTTCGGATAGACTTTCCGGCAGCCGTCCACTCGCGCTCCAGCAAAAAACGAACCTCCAAATTCTCCACGCTGTAGTCGGCACGGAAGTTTCGCCAGGTTCGTTTATCCCATGTTTTCAGTTGCTCCCAAAGCCCTGGAAAGTGCTGATGCAGCTCCCGCAGCTCCGTCAACGATTGCAGCGGACAGCACCAGCAGGACACGCGCTTGAAATGCTCATACAGGCCATCCCAATCATATCCACGCTCATAGCAATACCGCAGGCAGTCGCGCTCCGTCCAGCCCCAATCTACCAACGGGTGTCGGTGGTTGGGATTCTGATTGTTCGCTCGTTCCAGGCGATATTGCTCATCGGCGGCAATGCCGACATATTCAATGACCTCATACTGTTTCCGCAGTTCCCTCAGAAAACGCTCTCGCGGCATCGCCTTGAGCCGTGTGGTACACCACCGCTGCCGAGGGCCAGGCCATCCGTAGCCATTCAATTGCACTCCGTATTGCCGGACGACAGGCGAATCTGCACTACGCCGTACCGGAACATCAAACATGAGTTCCTCATAGGTATGCTCGGCTCTGACGCTGGTAATTTTCCGACCGATGTCCTTTTCAACCTTTGCGATATGATCATACATAGCAGGAAATTCAAGCCCTGTATCACAGAAAAGAATGCAGTCAATTTTCATGTCGCGCTCCAGCATCCCAAGAAGCATGGCGGTTGAGTCCTTGCCGCCGGAAAAGGAAACAAGGTGATATTGCTCTTTCACGCTCACACCTCCGGTGCGGTATTTGCCACCTCAGTGAAGGGCAGTACTTTCCCATCCCGCAGAACGCTGACCTCTTCATCCGTGCCGACCTGCTCGATGTACCTGCGGACAATTACATCGCAGAACTTCTCGTCCAGTTCGATGGTGCAACAGATGCGGTCGGTCTGCTCACAGGCAATGAGCGTAGAACCGGAGCCGCCGAAGGGGTCGAGCACCATGGAGTTTGCCATAGAACTGTTCTGAATGGGATAGGCCAAAAGCGGGATGGGCTTCATGGTGGGATGGTCGCCGTTTTTCTTGGGCTTGTCGAACTCCCAGATGGTAGACTCCTTGCGCCCGGTGTACCACTGGTGCTTGCCTTTCTTCTTCCAGCCGTAAAGGCACGGCTCGTGCTGCCACTGGTACGGAGAGCGTCCCAGCACCAGGGACTGTTTTTTCCAGATACAGCAGCCGGAGAGATAGAACCCGGCAGCGTCAAACGCCTTTCGGAAGTTCAGCCCCTCGGTGTCGGCGTGGAACACATAGATGGAGGCATCGTCCGCCATAACCTTCTCCATATTGGAAAAGGCATCGAAGAGGAAATCGAAAAACTTCTCCGATGCCATGTTGTCGTTTTTGATTTTCCCGGCGCTGCCCTCATAGTTCACATTGTAGGGCGGGTCGGTAATAACGAGGTTCGCCTTGCGGCCGTCCATGAGGGCGGCGTAGGTTTCCTCTTTTGTACTGTCACCGCAGATGAGCCGATGCCGTCCCAGTGTCCAGATGTCGCCGGACTTCGTGAAGGTCGGCTTTTGCAGCTCGGCATCCACATCAAAATTATCCTCTTCAGCTTCAATGCCATCGTCAAAGAGCTTCGACAGCTCCTTTTCGTCAAAGCCGGTGAGAAGCGGGTCAAAATCTGCCGCCTGCAAAGACTCGATCTCCACACGCAGAAGTTCTTCATCCCAGCCTGCGTCCATTGCCATGCGGTTGTCGGCAATGATGTAGGCCTTCTTCTGGGCTTCCGTAAGGTGGTCGGCGAAAACACACGGCACCTCAGAGATGCCTTCCTCCTTGGCGGCAAGAATACGACCGTGACCGGCAATAACGCCATAGTCACGGTCAATGATAACGGGATTGATGAAGCCGAACTCACGCAGCGAGGAGCGGAGTTTGTTGATCTGCTCCGGGCTGTGTGTCCGGGCGTTATTGACATAGGGAACCAGCTTCGTGATGGGGACGAGCTGCATTTCGGTCGTTGTTTTCATCAGACCAGCCCCCATTCCGCAAATTTCTCGAAGCCGCCGACCGAGCGGATGTAGTTCCGAGCGATCTCCACGATTTCGGCGTAGGGTCTGCCGTCCACGGTATCGTCACCGATGGCGCAGCAGAGTGTCACGGGCTTGCCGGTTTCCTGGGCTTTGAGAAAAGCATAGATATTGACGGACACATCCGCCTTGGACAGATCCTTGCCGTGCAGACCGCCGCCGGTCACCGAGTCGGCCATATCCGAACCGAGCTTGCGGTTGGTCGCGCCGGTGTCTACATCTGTGCCACCCATCCAATCGCCGAGCGGGTTGACTTCCGCATCGGGATAAATCTCGCGCAGATGCTGTGTCTCGGCATTGCTCTGACAGAGGATGAGCCTGTCGCCGTCCAGGATGTACTTGCCGTCATAGGGATACACGGAGAAAATGTCCCGTGCAATCTGCGAGAGCCTTTTCTGCTCCTCGGTCACAGGCATTCCTTTGAAGATGCCGTTATCGCCGCAGCGGACGCCGTTTGCCTGGTTGTCGGCGAGGTGACCGTCCTGCGGCACTTCCACATAGTCAATGGTAAGGTTTCCTGAAATGCGGTGAACAGTGGCAACAACCTCCGACTTGTCCAGCATAACGGAGGTTTCCGCAATGATGTGGCACACGCCGTGGCCGATGAGGACTTCCACGGCAATGCGGGGATCGTTTTCTTTTCTGCATGCCAGGTCAACGAGCGCACCGGCAATTCTGTCTGCCACCTTATCCGGGTGGCACGGATTTACTTTTTCAAACATGGCGTTACCCCTTTCTCGCACGGAGCAGGCGTTCCATAAGGTCATCCTGCGGCGTTGACTCGCCGTATTCCGTGCTGCAGTTTTCTTTTACGATTTGGAAAATCTCATTCCAGAGCCGCACCGCCTGGTTCATGTAGTTGATACCGATGTTGATGAACGGAGACGGGATCGGCTTTCCTGTGGTTGGGTGCTTGGAGAGGAAACCCATGCGGTTGGTCATTTCCTCGCACTGCACCCACCGAGCGGAACACATGGCATAGCGTTCCAAAAGCTGCGGCGACACCTTTGCGGCGCAGCCGATGCCTTTGAGCCACTGCCAGGTTTCCGTGTAAATTTCCTGTGCCTGCAGGACGCTGCCGTCCCGCTGCTCGGCGGAAAGAAAATCATGGGGTTTCGGCATGGCAACACCCTCGACTTCGGGAATGTCCAGCACTTCAAGTTTTCTGCCGCCGGGATTCCCGTTTTCGGCTTTGTCCTTGACTGCGGATTTCTTTCTTCCCGCACCGGGTCTTGCGCCGCCGCGCCCGCCTGTGTTATTCGATTTTGTGGGCATCCGAGTTCACCTCCCTTAATTACCCTTTTGATTTTGCCTTTTTCGCGCACGTGACCCCGGGCCGTTGCCCGACCGAAAAGGTCCCGGAGATTTTCATCCCCCTACCGGTCGCCGAGGTCGTGGTGGATCTTGGTGTGGCAGGACTGACAGAGACTCATGAGGTTGTCCCTTGCGTGAGTACCGCCTTTGGAAACGGGCAGGATGTGGTGAACCTCCTGTACCGGAGTTAGCCGTCCTTCCTTGAGACACATCTCACAGAGAGGATGCTCTGCCGCATAGCGGTCACGGATACGTTTCCATGCTCTGCCGTACTTGCGGTTAACATCGGAGCTGCGCTCGTACTTGTCGTACCTACGGCGTTCCTCCACACGGTGCTGTTCACAAAACTGTCCTTCACAGAGGTTGGGGCAGCCGGGATGAGAGCAGGGTCGCAACGGTTTCTTCGGCATCGTTTCACCTCCTTGGGCATAAGAAAAGCCCCACGGGATTGCTCCCATGAGGCTGTCCTCGATTCTTTTTCGCTGATTATATCATATCATAATGTCGAGGTGGGCATCTACCGACAAAGGCGGGTATTTCCGGCGTCTTTCAGATCCGAATCGGGTCGGTGGGTAAAACCACTGCCGAAAGAGCTGCCTTGTGCCATCTGCGGATGGTACTTTCGTCTGCGTTCAACTCTCCGCCGATCTGCTCCCAGGTCATGTTGTGGATGTAGCGGTAGCGGAGAACCATGCGCTCGTTGACATTGGCAACGGTGTCCACAGTCGTGCGGATCTGCCGTTTCAAGTCAACAAGGGTGTCAATCTCACTGTTGACCACTTTTTCAAGGTCCATGATCTTTTCCAGGCACCGCACGAAGGGCGCATCCGTGTTGCGAGAGGTCTGCACTTTTTCCTCCCAGGACGGCGAGGAGATACCGCAGGCCATTTCCCGCAGGCGGGTGATCTCCGCGATGTTGGAATCGATACGCTGGTCGAGGCGGTATGCCTGACTGAGATATTCCTTTACCGTCATACGCCGTACACCTCCCGGTGGAGTTTTTCGATCAGCACCTCACCGTCCAGAGAAGTAAGCGTCTGAAACCAGCCGGAGCGGAAAAACCGCTCACAATCCTTTCTGACGGATTCGGCATCCTTGTCCCAGGGGTATTTCTTCAAACGGCGCAGCGCACGGCGATGGTCTTTCGCTGCCGCCAGAATAATAGCGTTTGCGAGGTTTGTATAATAGGTTTCCATTCTCATCCCTCCAAGTTGGCCTTGACCGCATCAATGAGTGCAGTCTGGGTCTTTTCTTTTTTTCGGAGCGCAGTCATGATGCGCTCGTCGATGGTGTCTTTTGCAATGATGTGGTGAATGACCACGGTATCGGCGGTCTGACCTTGCCGCCACAGGCGGGCGTTGGTCTGCTGGTAGAGCTCCAGCGACCAGGTCAGTCCGAACCACACGAGAGTGGAGCCGCCTGCCTGCAGGTTCAGCCCATGACCGGCAGAAGCCGGGTGGATGAGCGCCACGGGCAGCTCACCGCTGTTCCATCTGCGGATGCTGTCGGAATCGTCCAGCAGACTGAACGGGATGTGTCGTTTGTGGAGCCGCTCGGAGATGCGCTCCAGGTCGTGCTTGAACCAGTACGCCACAAGGACGGGTTTCCCATTTGCGGCTTCGATGAGATCCTCCAGCATATCCAGCTTGCGGTCGTGTATCTGAAACACACGCTTGTCCTCTCCGTAGACTGCTCCGTTTGCCATCTGGGAGAGCTTATTCGCAAGTGCTGCGGCGTTCCCGGCGTCGATTTCTTCGCCTTTCAGCGAGATAACCAGGTCTTGTTTCATGGCATCGTAGGCTTTGCGCTCTGTTTCGGATAGCGTCACAATGGCGTCATTATGAACGCACTCCGGCATATCCAAATGGTCGACGGCTTTCATGGAGATGGTGATGTCGGAGATGGCATCGTAGATCTGTTCCTCCGCACCGGGCAGCGGCTTGTAGCTGAACACCACCTGTCCGTTGCGCTTGTCCGGGCGGAAGAAGGTGTTGCGGTAATGGGTGATGAACCGACCGAGCCGCTTGCCCATATCGAGGATGCGAAACTCCGCCCACAGATCCATAAGACCGTTGCTGCTTGGCGTGCCGGTCAGGCCCACGATGCGCTTGATGCCGGGACGGACTTTCAGAAGAGTTCTGAACCGCTTTGCCTGATAGCTCTTGAAGGAGGACAGCTCATCGATGACCACCATGTCGTAGTCGAAAGGGATGCCGCTCTCCTCAATGAGCCACTGGACATTCTCCCGGTTGATGATGTACACGCTGACCCGCTGCCGGAGTGCCGCCTTGCGCTCTGCTTCTGTACCGACAGCCACCGAGTAGGTCAGCCCATGCAGATGATCCCACTTGTGGATTTCCGCAGGCCATGTATCTCTGGCGACACGCAGCGGAGCGATGACCAGCACCTTGCGAACCAGAAAACTGTCGAGGCAGAGGTCGAAGATGGCGGAAAGCGTGATGATGCTCTTACCAAGACCCATGTCGAGGAATACAGCGGAGATTGGATGCTCCAGGATGAAGTTCGTGGCATACGCCTGGTAGTCATGCGCCTTGTATTTCACTGAGTATCCCTCCAATCTGTTCGGGGCTATCGATGCAGTACACCGAAAAGCCGAGTGCTTCTAACTGCCTTTTTCGCCTTACTTGCAGAGGGCGGAGTGTTTTGCCCAGTGCTTTCAGCTCAATGAAGGCGATCTTGCCTCCGGGCAGGAGCACCAGACGGTCCGGTACTCCGTCAAGGCCGGGGCTTGTAAACTTCGGTGCGAGACCGCCTTTTGTGCGGACAGCCTGCACCAGCTTTGCTTCTATCGTTTTCTCACGCATAATGACCTCCTGTGTTCTCAAAACCCGAAAAGTCCTTTACGTGCGCAAATGCGGGTATTGCGTGCTTGTTGCTCTTTATTCCTTCTTCTTTCGTTATATAAGAAAGGTTAGGAACACAGGAACAAGACCACCTGTTTCCTTTGGTACTTATGGGGCCGCCGCCGTTCCCATGAGGTGTTCCCGTAAATGTGCCGAGCGGGTATGCTTTTCCCCGGAACCTGTTCCGAAGGATGTCGGGTACAGTCTTTTTCATTGGGAACACTCCTTGGGAACAAAGACATACTGCGGACCGTAAAGCGGGATACGCACCTTGCTGTCCAGCCGCTTCCAGCCAAGACGGGCAAGGATGGCGGTCAGCTCGTTGCTGTCCGTTCTGCGGATATTGGCACGTTCCTTGCCGAAGCACTCGCACCAGATCTCCATGTTGGACACCTGGGTGCGCTTGACCGTACCGTGCTTTTGGGTATCGCCGAAGTCGCTGCCTGTGAGGAAGTTGCGGCGCTCGAAGATGTCCATGCCGTCCCAATCCTCCGGGAGCAGGGTGTCGAGATACAGACGGACAAGCCCTTCACGCTCATCGGACTCCATTGCCTCCCGCTGTTCGGCTTTCGACAGGGCTTCCAATTCGGCGCTCAGATAGAGCTTCTCGCCCTGCTTCACATACACCAGCGTCTCCGCCCAAATCTGGCAGATAAGCTCCGGGGTCAGATCCCAGGAGTGCTTGATGCCCGTTCCCGGCGTCTTGACCGGCCAGAAACGTCGGTTTCCGGTGGTGTCCCGGAGATAGCCGGACTCGGCGTTGGTGGTGCCGAAGAACACGCACTGGCGCAGATGCGGTGTGGCTCTCTTGCCGAATGCCGCACGGTAAATATCGTTCTGTCGGGAGAGGAAGGAGCGCAGCGTCTCCACCTCGGCTTTCTTCAGACCTGCCAGTTCACCGATCTCCAAGATCCAGTACCCCTGCAGTTTCTCTGCGGCGGTCTTGTCCTTGGTGTCGCCCAGGTTCAGACTGTCGGAAAACCACTCTCCGGCGAGCTTTGCAATGAGGGTACTTTTGCCGACACCCTGGGGGCCGTTCAGCACAAGCATTGAGTCAAACTTACAGCCGGGACACAGCACACGCTTGATGGCGGCGCAGAGCGTTTTCCGGGTGACGGCACGGACATATTCGTTGTCGTCGGCACCGAGGTAGTCGATGAGCAGCGTGTCCACACGGGGAACCTTGTCCCACTCCGGCAGATTTTCAATGAACTCCCGAATGGGATGGTAGGAGCGGTCGTCCGTGACCTTCGCCACGGCGATGTCATAGTTTCTTGCAGAAAAGGTGCCGTAGTGGGAATCCACATAGCTGATAAGCTGGGCATCATCCGCATCCCGCCAGAATTTCGAGGGGTGCCGCCAAGGCACATCGCCCTTGATCTCCATGCCGTCCAGAAGCTGATTGAACACCAGCGGTTTCAGAAGCGGGTCGTTCATGAGGATTACGGTGAGGTTCTGCAGCGTGTTTTTTACCTTGCCGGCCTTGTCCAGCTCCAAGGCTTTCTGCCAGTCCTCGTCGGAGAATTCTTCGCTTGCCTGGGCTTTGCGCTCCTCGGCAAAGACCGCTTTGACTTTCTCGTCCTTGAGGGCAAAATCCGACATTGCCTGGAAGGACGGCAGCTTGCCGGGTGCGGTATCCGGGGCGCACTTATCGTCCAGGTCACGGAAACGGTGCAGGCGCACCAGGTCAAAAGCGTTCAGCAGCCGACCGCAGACCGGGTCGGTGGCATGGTGGCTGTATGCGAATTTGCCATCGTAGACGATGACACCGGCAGACGAATCGGCGGGGATATAGTCGTAGCGGCCGTTCATCGCAGACGGCGCATACACATCCGAGAGAAAGGTGTCGATGGCTTCCTCCACGGTATAGGCACGGCAGAAAGCACCCACCACACCCGGTTTCGTCAGCGGGTCGGCCTGTTGGGCAATGCTGTGCTGCACCACTTCGGACTGGCGGCTGGATACCGGCCAGGTGGAGGCGTCGCGCCAATCGTCGTAACGGGAAAGGTATTCATCCGGGTCAAGCTCTGCACCGTCCTGCACCTGGTAGAAGAACTCACCGTTGGAGGAAGTGGAAGGCCAGTACATGAGTCGGGATGCCTCGTAGGTCGTATCGTCAAAGAGGTCGATGCCGATCTCCTTTGCCACCATGCGGGCAACTGCCGGATATTCCTCCTCGCTGATCTCCCGTTTCAGCGGAATGAGCAGACGAAGGCGGGGATACTCCGGTGTGTGTTTATGGGTGGAATAGACGCAGCACTTGAAATCGTGGAACAGTGTAATTTCATCCCAGATGTCCGGGGTGCCGTAGTCCATATCCAAGGTGAGCAGAGAGCGGCACAGCACCATGCCGTTTTTGCGGCGACCTTCCCGGAGATGCCCTCCGACGAAGCCACCCACATCCTTGATGCCGTCCTGCTGACCCTTTTTCAGCTTGCGGTATTCCTCGACCGTTTCGGTGGTGCGGATGGTGCTGCCGCAGCGGGCGCAGAGATCCGCCCAGGAGATGTCCTGGTTCTTCCACTTCTTGTCCATGCGGCTGTTGCCGACTGCGATCTTCATCTGCGTACCTCCTCACAGCTTTCGGTAAAGTAGCGAATAAGCTGACCTTTTCGTTTTGCTTTCTCAATCTCGATGCTCATGCCGCTGGTGATCTTCTCTCCGAACACCCACAGCTCGGCGCACTTGGAGAGCAGGACGATGTCCATAAACAGAGCCAGATCACGCTCCTTGCGGTCGTTGTCATTCATGAATTGAGTAAAATAGATGTGCGGTGCAATGGGGACGCATCCGGCATCCACGGCAAAGCGGCAGTAAGTACGAGCGTTTTCCTGGTTCTTCACCATATCTCCGGCAAGCGAAGAGCAGATATACACTACAGGACGGAAGGCCCGGAGTGCCTTGGCTTCCTGCTCGATTTTGGTCAGCGCCTCGTAGGCGGTGGGGTCGTAGTACCCCTCGCAATTGAATTTATTGACTCCCATTTGGGTCACCTCAGTCTTTCTTATAAAAATCGCAGACATAGCCGTCTGCCCGGAGCAGAAGCCCCGATGCCCAAGTGGGCGTTTGCCCCATGACGGAGCAGATATTCTCCAAAGAGGTATCCGGCGGCGCTTCGATGACCGCTTCATCATGGACGTGCATGACGATGCGGTACCCAGCAGCATTCAGCCGGAGCATGGCTTCCGCAAGGATGTCCCTCGCCGTCGCCTGGACGATGTTCTCCACGAACTTGGGTCCGTAGCTTTCCAGCCGCAGCCACTTTTTCTGTTCGCCGACGCCTTCGTAGGTCACGGACTCATTGCCGAAGCGGTTCAGACCCATCTTCGGTTTCACATACACCAGCCGTCTGCCGGAGGGCAGCACCACGAACATCATGCCGCTTTGATAGTAGAAGCGGATGCCGTGCGTTTCCGTGGCAGTTCGCTCCCGGACGCAGGTGGAAGCGGCTTTGTCCACATCCCACCAGAACTTTGTGATGTGGGGATTGGACAGACGCCAAGCATCCACCAGCGGTTTCAGTTCCTCTTCCTGCAGACCGTAGTTCAGTGCGCCCATTGCTTTCAGCGCACCCACGGAGCCGCCATAGCCCAAAGCCAGTTCGGCAATCTTGCCTTTCTGTCGCAGATGTCCGTTCACGCCGTGTTTTTCCACGGGGACATGGAACATCTGCGAAGCGGAAGCGCAGTAAATGTCGCCGCCCTTTGCAAAAACCTCCTGCCGCCAATGCTCCCCGGCGATCCATGCGATGACCCTCGCCTCGATGGCGGAGAAGTCTGCCACATAAAAGCGACAGCCGGGTTTCGGCACAAAGGCGGTGCGGATAAGCTCGGACAGTACCAGCGGTACGGAGTCATAGAGCATTTCCACGGCGTCCGTATTGCCGCTGCGGACCAGTGCCCGTGCGGTGTCCAGATCAGGCAGATGGTTCTGCGGCAGGTTCTGCACCTGGACGAGCCGACCGGCATAGCGTCCGGTGCGGTTGGCACCATAAAACTGGATAAGCCCTCTGGCCCGGTCATCCGAACCCACCACGGTCTGCATGGCCGTGTATTTCTTGACGCTGCTCTTGGCAAGCTCCTGCCGCAGGGAGAGCGCCAGCTCCACTTCACCGTCCGCTTTTTCGAGCATATCCGCCACGGCGGCTTTGGAGAGTGAATCTGCCTCCACGCCTTTTTCGGCAAGCCACGCCTTGAGCTGCACCGGACTGTTGGGGTTATCCAAGCCGGTGACGGAGCGAGCCTGCGCCATGTGCGTCCGCTTGAAGCGTTCATCACAGCGAATCGCCTGGGTGACGAGGGTACGGTCGAGCATGATGCCCCGGTCATTGATCTGCTGGTCGAGGGTGTAGTTACGCCACTCCGACTCCGTGACCGGGAACTTGGAGAGCTTCTGCTGAATGGACATTTCCGTTTCCACATCCCGAAGGTTGTAGGCTTTGAAAAGCGACCATTTCTCCAGCGCATCTGTCGGATAATGTCGAATGGGCGAACCGTCTCTTGCTTTTGCCGGAGTGCAGAAATACCGGATGAGGTCTTTGCCTTCTTTGAGCTTCTGCTTTTCCAGACCCAGCACGGCACCGACGCCTTCCAGCGAAAGCGGCAGTCCAAGGGTCGCCGCCCAGACCATCGTGCAGTGCCAGGAGGACGGGTCGAGATATTGTCCGGTAGGGTATCCAATATAGCGGGACAGACACACGCGCTCGAATTGTGCATTGAATGCCCATTTGGTCACGGCAGGGTCGGTCAGCGCAGAGCGGACATCAGCAGGAATCGTTTCTCCGGCAGCCAGATCCACGACCTTCACCGGAGCACCGTCTGCGGAGTAGCCGAAAAGCAGTACCTCGAAATCCGGGGCTTCGGCATAGCGGTACACGCCGCATTTGGTGAGGTTCTCGGAGGAGAAGGTCTCAATATCGATGCTAAGTGTTTTCATACGCATTCCTTCCTACGGAATATGGGTGGCAGAGGCCAATTTCTGCCACCCACAGAGCCGTCTGGGGTTACTTCAATTCCTTCATGCGCTTCTCGTGGTATTCCAGGTCACGGGAAGCCTGTTCCTTCTCACGCTTTTCACGCTTGTGGTCATTGCTGATGCCCTGCACCAACCAAACGAAGAAGCCGATGCTGAGGCAGGCCCAGATGCCAAGGAGGGCGGTTACCAGGATGTTCTGAATCAGTTCCATTGTGTTGCACTCCTTTCTCAGGACAGGAAGTCGTCGTCCAGGTCGGTGGCGAAATCGTCAGCCGCAGAGGACTTGCCGCCGAGAGGCTCACCATCACGAACCTTCTGAATGTTGCCCAGACCACAGGCAATGCCGCGGTTGCCGTTGGAATTGAAGGCGTAGAAGTTTACGGACACTCTGGCGTAGCAGCCGGAATACACCTCGGAGCGGTCAAGGATCGGCTGAACGCTGCGGTCCACGATCTGAGGGGCGGTAGTGCTGTTGGCGTTCACGAAGAAGCTGTTCTTGTAGGCTTCATCGTCACGCTCGGTATCGCCGTCACGGAGCGGGAGCTTCAGAGCCGCCTTGTTGGGGATCTTCCCGCCAAACTTGGCGACGCCCTCCTTGATGGCAGCGTCCACGGCGGCGTTGATGGCGTCGAGGGTCTGCTTATCGGATTTCGGAATAATGAGGGACACGGAATACTTGGGGTTGCTGCCGTTAATAGAGGCAGGCTCCCACACGTTTGCGTAGGACAGGCGGACAACGCCGGTCACAACTTTGGTCGAATTCATCTTGTTAGCCATAATTACAGTTCTCCTTTATAGTCGGTAAAGTCTTGTTTTGCACCCGTGGTCGTAATAGCCGGACGCCGGTCGGATGCGGGAACAAGCGTCGGCTTTCCTTTGGGCTTGACGACCAGACCGCCGAGCACCTCGGCAAAGGCCTTTTTGCCCATGAGCTTCTCCATCTCGGTGATGGGAATGAGGGACTTCTTGAAGATGTCGGTATACCCGGCCGCACGGGCAGCAGCGACAACGGCATCCTCGTCGGTGTACTTGCGATTTGTGCGGCTCTCCACCAGCTTGTAGCCGGGCCACTGTTTTCCATGGTTGACCGCTGCTTCCTGGGCGTAGGCCATGAGTTCATTTGCCCATTTAGTGAGGTCATCCAGCTTGCCGAGAATGTCGCCGATCTCCGCATCGGAAAGCAGAGGTGGCCGGGCAAACTCGTATTTGGCAAGTTGGAGCTTGGCATCAGCTCTGGCTCGGCACTTGACCGCCGCCTTGCAGAACTGGCACCAGCTTCCGGGGCGGTATTCACCTTCGCCTTTGAAGGCAAGCTCGGCCTTGGGTTTCAGTGTCTTTTCCGCCCAATCACGAAGCTCGGCAACGGAAATGACCCAGGTGCTGACATTCTCTCGGCGCGGCTGGTAGATGGTCATGGAAACCGTCTCGATGTCGTAGAGACAATCGAAGATACGGAGTGCGCCGAGCGCATACAGCATCATCTGCGGATTTTCCTCGGCATTCACCAACACGCCCTGGCCGTACTTCAGATCGATAATGTGGAGGAGCTTGTCCGCCACGATAAGGCAGTCGCCGGTGCCGAAGCCGTCCGGCACATAGCAGGAGAAGTCCAGCCGCTGCTCAATGAGCACCTTGGGGTCCGGACAGTCCTGCCGGGCTTCCTCGATGGCTTCCAGAACGAATTCCAGGTAGCCGTCCGTGTACATCTCCATTTCATCGGAATCGTACTTGCTGACCGGTCGGGTGGAGCGCATCTTCAGTGCCTTGCGGAGCTTGTGTTCCGCCAGCGCATGAGCGGCGGTGCCTTCGGCTGCGGCTTCCGTTTCTCTGTCCTCGAACTCCAATTCCAACCTTGCGGATGGATTGCAGTGGAGCCAGCGGTGGGAGGAAGAGGCCGAGAGGACTGCGTGACGATTAGGGGGCATCTTTCAGCACCTCCACATCATTGAGCAGTGCCTCGTAGTGCTTGGGGTCGATGCCGGAGAGCTTCGGAGCACCGTACTTTTTAAGGAGTGCCTGGATCTCGGTCGTGAATCCGGCTCGGCTCTTTTCACCGAGGACTGCTCGGACTTCTTCCAGCGTTAGCACCTTTTGGGGAGCAGGTGCAGGCGTCTTCGCCTCTGCATCGACAGTCGGCTCATTCTGCAGCATGGCATCTGCCACGGCCTGAACGCTGTCCGCCAGGGAGCGAAGATCCTCGACCACATCGAGCAGGAGCTTGACCTTACTCATGTACACCACCTCCCATCGGAACTTCGGTGATGGCAATGGACTCGACCGAGTTGCCGGGAACCACGACCATGACCTTCTGCTTGGGACCCAGAAGCAAGGTGAAGAGTTTCTCGCGGATGCTGACCGTTCTGCAAGCAACTACGCCGCCGTTTCTGGGCTTGTCTGAAACACGGATATTCAAGTTGTGTCTCATACGGGGTTACCGTCCTTTCCGGAGGGCTTGTATTTTGTTGCCTTCCGGTGTACCCAGAAAAATCGGGGATTTGTCAGGGTGTCTGGCGGAAAATTTTCAAAAACTTTTTTCTGCCTGCCTCGATGGACTCGGAAACAGACTGAAAGCTGGCCTCTTCGATGGCAGCGATTTCCCGCAGGGTCTTGCCGTTTGCGTACAGTCGAAGCCGGCGCTGCTGGGTGGCAGTCAAATGCGAGAAGGCTTCTCGGATACGAGCGGTCTGTTCTGCCGAATCATCCTCTACGGCATATTCGTCGCAAGCACCGTACTCCTCGCCCTCGTAGTCGATGGCGTCGTAGGAGTAGCAATGGTAGCGATGACGCTCGTCCTGCGCGTGCTCCGCCTTACGGCTGTCGATGATGACGGCACCGATTTCGTCAGAAACCTCGACCTCCGTCACTGTTCCGTCCAAGAATGCGTATTTGATTTTCATAAAAAAGTCCTCCGTTTTGATTTCTCGAAACGGAGGACTTTGGGCGCTGCCGCAAAATGGGTGTGAAAAACCAACCGCAGTCCAAACGGAAACCTCCGTTTCGGTCTGCAGCAAACCCGCTCAAAAGGCAGCTACATTATTTACTTGTTCCGCCGGATGCCGTTGAGCCATCAGTGATCGGATGATGCGGTATCCGGCGATAAGCAGTTTTTTGTCTTGCTTAGGACGATTTGCTTAGCCGAGGTCGGCTTCAATTGCGTACAGTTCGCTAAAGACTGCAGGCAGGTTGCTCTGATTCAAATCTTCAACGCTATGTGCTCCGTAGCGCTCAAACACGGAATTTACGACTGATGAACCAAGCTGTGCTTCAACAGCAGTGGCACTGTTTTCAATGTTGATGATCCAGTTTTTTCGTTCGTAGTCTGTCATTGATTCTCCTTTCCGTCCTTATAGCGCTATTCGGACTATGCTGTTTTCACTTAGATAAACCGGTTTTTCACTTTCGCAAATTTTTTTATGCGTTCGCAGAAATCAAATGAGTAAAAGTGTAGAAATTTCGACTTGAGTGTGATATAATAAAAAAGTACAGTCTTTGCATCGAGGATTTCCTTCAGTCCGGTTTACTGGCTTTATTGTAGCAAACTAGCTTACTTGAAAAGCGGACTGGACGGACAGTCACGGACACGCTCGGACAGAGAAGAAATTTTAGGACTAGGAGGTAAATGAGGCATGACATTTTCCGAGTATGCTTTAGGCCTTTCCCCGTTTATTTCGTTTGGAAAATCGGAGCACGACTACTTCACAGAGCTTGTCGGGAATTTTGTAAAAGATGCCGCAATGGACTCCTGCCAAATGTTAAAGCGACAGCCTGATACAAAATATCGCTACATAAAGGGGAGTCGCCCTATACAGCAAAAAGATGCGCAGTACCTTTATGACTACCGTGATCTGGATAAGTTTTCAAAATGGATATGGGATCGGATGGATGACTCTGACTCCTATGACAATGTTGTGGATTGGCTGGCCAAGCATGATATTGCAGATGATGACCCTTCAACTGCCTGTGCCAAGCTGTTAGAGAACATCCTGCTGGATATCATCAATGGTTCTTCCATGCCACAGATCGCAAAAGAATCAGAAATAGATTTAGAGCTGATTGATGAAATACAGCAAAAAATAAAGTCGCTACCCAGACCGGCTAATGTGCCAGTTCCTGCAGTAGCGACTGAAGATGAGCAAAAGTATATTAGCGAACTATATTTGGCATATGGAGATGCCGAAGACATGGACTCTTTTTCAGGGAAGGACCTATCTAGTTTTCCGGATTATGCCGAGGACCTTGATGATCGCCGTGTTGACTTTTATGCTGCTGAAACTATACGACGCGGTGTGATGGAATTGGGTAGTGGCGGCCTGGCTAATCAATTTGATGTGTTGAAGGACGAAACATTCGTCGGAGTAAAGGATACTGCGAAACGAACCCATCCGAACGGCTTTGAACATATGCTGGCTGTAATGGAGCAAGCAGTCGTGACTCCGGTAACAAATTACTTACTAAGCACATCTCCATACTGGATAAGCGGAAAAATTAAAAAGGGTGTATGTCATCACCTCGTAAATGATGACAAACTGACATGGGTAAGGAGGAGAAAGAAGCAATGAATATTTCAACCCTTGGCTCTACATTTGAAATCTCTCTTCGTATCCTTCTGATGTTAAACGAATTGCAAGGCTCCTCCTTTGATGAGCAACAAATTGGAGCCGTTGATTTTATTTCTGTCTATGCAGCTGATTTTGGTTTGTTAGATGAAAATCTTCACGGATACAGCAATTACAGATTCAGCGAATACCCAGCCAGAAAGTACATAGTATCTTCAGCGCTGAAAGGCCTTCTGCTGGATGGGAATATCCGGCTTCACTCCACTTCAACAGGTTACAGATTTTCTATTACAGAGGCTGGGAAGAATATCTGCAGAAAGCTGACCAGCGATTACGCCGAAGAATACAGAATCGCGATTCAGTCTGTGATAAGCAGATATGACCGTGCAAACGTCGAACTGATGCTTCAAGAAATTAATAGAGTTACAGTACAATCGTTAAAGGAGATCGGGCATGAATAGATTTTATATTGAAAAACTCGTCGTGTCCGGTGGAGGACACAAAACAACCGTCATTGACTTTAAACCGGGCTTGAATTTCATTCTAGGACCTTCCAACACAGGAAAGAGCCTTATTATGGATTGCATAGATTATGTGTTCGGTTTTACCCCAAGAAAAAATCGACCTTCTAAAATCGTAGATAATAACTACGGATATGAGTGTATCGCTCTCCATTTGATAACAGGTAAAGGAACGGTTATTCTGGAACGCAAAATCGGGGATTCGAAAATTACTGTTAGCGGCACAGCCCCGGATGTCGATCACGGCTCCTACAGTGTAAGCCACAATGCGAAAAAGAATATTAATGCCGTCTATCTCCATCTGCTTGGCATTGACGAGCAGCATCTCGTGCGTTCAGCAGAGAAAGGATCTAAAACTCAGGAACTAACGTGGAGAAGTATGCTTCACTTGTTCTTTATCCGCCAGGGCGATGTTGCTAGGGAAAGTTCCTCTTTGTTGTCTCCTGGAAGCATAGGTTCTACAGCATCGGCGGCTGTTTTGCTGTATCTATTGACCGGCCAGGATGCCAATAATCTTGAAGCTACTGAGGATCCCAAAATAAGTGAGGCAAAGAAAAAAGCTCTCGTCAGCTATATTCAAGAGAGGATAAACAGCCTATGCGCTAGACGGGAAAAGCTCGAGGATATGCTTTCCTCCGCAAACGTTACAGATCCCCGCACAAGCGTTAGCCGTGTACGAAGAGAAATCGCTGAAATACAAGCGAAATTGGATGCAGCTACCCAAGAGAGCCAACAAATCATGTCACAAATATACGAGTGGAATGGAAAACTCTCTGAATCCAGAACCGTAGGGCACAATTTTGCCGTGTTACGTCAGCAGTATCAATCTGATATCCGACGAATCGGCTTCATTGTCGAGGGGGCGGCACATACCTCTTCCGTACCAAGAAAAATCAGGTGCCCTATTTGCGGCGAAGAAACAGAGCGTGTGCAAGACACGTCTTTTATTGATGCATCTGCAGCTGAACTCGAAAAAATCAAGCGACATTTATCTGAACTAGGCGATGCTCAACGCAGTGTAGCGCATCAACAAGAAACTATTATGACAACAATTCATGCGTTGGAAGAAAAACGAGATGCGATAGATGTGCTTATTTCCAATCAGCTGCAGCCGCGGTTAGCAGCATTTGAGAAAGAACTTGAACAGCAACTCAAACTGATACAAATCTCAAGCGAATTGGAAGTTATTCGCCAGGATGAAATACAATATAGAGGCGATTTATTCAGTAAAGAAACCGAAGAAATCTCCGATTCGCAAAAACATAGCATTTTCGAAGATTACGGGTATGATATTATTCATGGTTTTGAAGAAAAGTTGCGAGATATTTTAACTGCATCGAAAGTTGGCGGTGCGGCAACCGCCAGACTTAACATGGAAAATTTCGATATTGAAATCGGTGGCTTCAAAAAGTCTGTTTCAATGGGCGGCGGTTTCTGCGGGATATTGAATACGATTACCACGCTTGCGATGAGTGCATATCTTATCGATCTCGACCGTCCGGCTCCTGGCTTCTACGCTGTAGATTCATCGTTGACGCAGTTATCCGAAGCGGAGCATAAGGCACAAAGCGAAACTATTAAGCAGAATTTTGTGGAATATCTTATCGCTCATGCCCGTGAGCGACAGGTCATCATTGTTGAGCAGTCAAAGCGTATGCCTTTTGTTCCTAGTGAAAGTGAGAAAGACGGTGTTCATGTTATTCGGTTTTCCAGGAACAGGCAAGAAGGCCGATATGGCTTTTTGAATGAAGTTTACAATCCAGAGGATCGTTAATCCTCGATTGTCCACACGCAAAAGCAGGAGGCAAAAT